GATCCACTTTTTAAACAAATTAGGCTGTTACGAATCATTCCCTTTTGCGCTGGTTTCTAAACGGTCGTTTGAGGTGGATAAGAAAAGTATCGGTCAGTTGCCGTACACCATCGGCAGCGATGGCAGCGTGAACTACCGCACCGGACAGGCTTACAATGAACTAACAAAGGTGTACAGTTCGCAGTTCGGTGAGAAACAGGTATTAAATACCGACCTGCTAACAGATGCGGAGTATCAATGGTTAAGTGAGTTGGTTTTTAGCCCGGAGGTTTACATTCAAGAATCAGGCTACTTCATCCCGGTAACGATCACCGCAAGCAACTACGAAGAAAAGCAGTACATCGTAGACGGGCAGACAAATTTAGAATTGACAGTAGAATACGGACGGAAATTTAACACGCAATACAGATGATCGAATTATTTATCGAGAATAAAAAGGTAGATGTCAGCAGTCAGTTCAGTACCCTGCTTACCTATGCCATTGATGACTTGAAGGACTTTGCCGCCCGGAATAGTTCGTACAGTAAGGTTATGATTCTTCCCGGTACTGCCCGTAATAACCTGGCACTTGGGATGATCTTTGATGTGTTACAGTCTAACCCATACGATGCGGAAGTCAGGAACATTGCAACCAATTTCAACGCAGCAAAAAAGGCTAATGCTATAATCTTTCAGGATAACATACAGGTGTTTAAAGGCACTTTTCGACTGTTGAAAATTATTGATGACGGCGGACGGATCGAATACGAGGGAGCGGTATTCGGTGAGTTGGGCGGGTTTGTGGCTACTTTAGGGGCGTTGAAGCTGGAGAACTTAGATTTTTCCGCCCTTGACCACATCTTTAACGAAACCAATGTAGTAAATAGTTGGCTTACCCGGTTCAATAGTACGGCGTATTGGTACCCGATGGTTGACTATGCCAATACTTCCACGAATAAACATGATTGGGATATTAAGACTTTCAGACCTGCTTTGTTCGTGAAGGATTACATAAAGAAGATTTTTGCCAATGCGGGGTATAGATTGACCGCACCCATATTAAATACCAACCGATTCAGACGGCTGATTGTTACATCTACCCGTAAGGAAAGTGAAAATACCTATGTAAGTAATTCGTTCAACGGTTCTTTCAACGATCAGGTCTACATCGCTGCAAAGAATAGACAGTTGGTTATATCCCGCAGTAATCAGGTTAACTTTTTTTCGCTGTCAGGTAATACATTGACATGGAATAACGGAAATGGGTTTACAACCGACCACGATATTAACATTACTATTAACTTCGATTTGGCCGGTTCGCTTACGCCTCCCGCTTTAAATATTGAATTTGCGCTACAGTTGTTTAAAGGTGCTATTTTGGTTTCGCAGGTGACGGATAGTATCGACTTCAATCAGTCAACATACGCAGCGCAGTATAACCTATCTGCAACGGCAGAGGCTACCAACAACGGGGATGCTTTTTCCGTAAAGGCTACTATGACGTACTCAAACGGTGATTCCGTAGACAGGGGCATTACTTTTGAAGTCATCCGCAGCAGTTGGGTGATTAATAACTCTCCTGCTTTCTTATACCCTTCGGCCTATGGCGGCTTGGTACAGATGAACCAGACTATACCCAGGAATATATTACAGGTGGATTTTATCAGCAGCATTGCGAAACTGTTTAACCTGCTTATCTACGAAGATCCAAACGAAATCAGGCTTCTACGAATTACCCCGTATGTTGACTTTTACGATTTAGGCGGTGGGCCACGATTACTGAACCAAGACGATACCGGCATCTTATTGATAAACGATAGCGGGGATGGTTTGCTGATTGATAACGGGGATGTGAACGCTGTGGATTGGAGTTACAAGCTGAACCGTAACCGTCCTATCCAGATAACCCCTATGAGCGAGGTGAACGCCCGTTATTACGACTTCACATACAAACCCGATACCGATTACTGGAATGACGAATATCAGCGAAAGTATAATGAGGTGTACGGGTCACGCAGATTTGATACGGAGTTCGACTTCAGTAAGGATGTAGAAAAATGCGAACTGATTTTCTCCCCTACTCCGCTCGTTCAGTATGACGGAGACGATAAAGTTATGCCAGCTATTTACAAGGGTAAGCCCGGAACTGAAACATCATTCGAGGGTAACATCAGGATATTACAAGTTCGTTCACAAACCTGTGCATCGTGGCAGTTAAAGAACGGCTCTACTGTGTTAAGAACATTAACAGACTATGGCTATGCCGGTCATTTCAACCAGCCGGACGCACCAAGCAGCGATTTGAACTTTGGCGCAACACAGGAACTATTTTACCCCGGTGTGAGTACGACTAATAACCAATTCAATTTGTACTGGAGCCAATACATGGCAGAGATCACCGACAAGGACAGCCGATTGATAACGGCTTATTTCAGGTTAGATGAAAAGGACATATCACAGTTGGATTTTTCCAAGTTTATCTGGATTGATGGCAACCTGTACCGACTTAATAAAATCGAAGATTGGAACGCTACTTTCCCGGATGAGTGTCGGGTTGAGTTATTGAAGGTCATACAAACAGAACGCTAACTTTTATATTTCATGTCATGGCACAGGAAGTAGCGTTAGGGTTAAAACTGGATGGATCACAAGCGGATCAGTCAGTCAGTTCCCTTAAAAAACAATTACGGGAAGCACAGAATGAGGTAGCGAATTTATCAGATAAGTTCGGTGCTACTTCAAAGCAAGCTATCGAAGCGGCTAAGTCTGCTGCTATCCTTAAAGACAAGATAGGTGACGCTAAGGCATTAACAGAAGCGTTTAACCCGGATGCCAAATTCAAGGCATTAACAGCGTCTCTCTCCGGTGTGGCCGGTGGTTTCTCCGCTTTACAGGGAAGCATTGCGCTATTCGGTAATGAATCCGAAGAACTACAGAAACAACTTTTGAAGGTACAGGCTGCGATGGCTTTTAGTAATGGAATCCAGCAGGTAGGCGAAAGTATTGATTCATTCAAACAGTTAGGGGCGGTTATTAAGTCTCAGGTCGTAGGGGCGTTCACTACTCTCCGGGGTGCTATTGCGGCTACGGGTATCGGTGCGCTCGTTGTGGGTGTGGGTTTACTAATAGCGAACTTCGATAAGGTAAAGGAAGCGGTTTTAAACGCTATCCCCGGCCTTGCTACGTTTGGTAAGTTTATCGGTGGGTTAGTGCAGAAGGTAACTGATTTTGTCGGGGTGACGAGTGAAGCGTCGAGAACATTGGAAGCCATCAAGAAGGCCAATGATGCCGCCAATAGTTCGCTTGAAAGTACGATCAAGATACTGGAAGCACAGGGAGGAAAAGAAGAGGAAGTTTATGAAGCCAAAAGAAAGAGAATTGAAAATGAAAGGAAAGACCTTGAAACCAGATTAAAGACAAAAGATGATCTCAATAAAAAAGAAAGCGAGCAATTAGCAAAGCTAAACACCGATTTATCGGTACTGGATGCAGGTGAGACAGCGAGGCGCAACAAGGTAGCAGAGGACAGAAAAAAAGAAGCCGAAAGATTAGCAAAAGAGCGTGAAGCCGAGGAGGATGCCCGCCGGGAGCGTGAATATCAGAAAGAACTGGACGATCAGAACCGGACACTAAAATTAATTGATGAAAGACAGAAAGCGAGGCTATCAGGTGCGACCGGGTTAGTTTCACAGGACGATTTAGCAGCATCCGAACAGGAAAAGCGGGATGCCGAAGTAAAAGCGGAGGAAGAAAAGAACGCTAAGATACAGGCATCACAACAGGCGTTACTTGCAAACAAAAAAGGCGCATTGGTTGAGGAAGCTGCCGCAATTCAGGCCACATCTGAGGCGAACATCGCTATCGCACAGAAAGAAGCAGCCGCCAAAGAAGCCGCAATTCAAGCTACAATTGCTGCATTAAATGGGTTATCAATAGTGGCAGGTAGGGATACAGTTGCTGGTAAAGCTCTCGCTATTGCTGCTGCTACTATTAGTACTTTTCAAGGGGTGGCTGCAAGTTTAAAAAAGGGTGGATTTATTGGGATTGCAGAATCAATTGCTGTAGCGACAGCTGGTATTTCCGCCGTAAGGAACATCATCGCCACTAAAATCCCCAATGTTCCAGGCGTTTCCGGTGGTGGGGGTTCTGTACCCGCTCCCATCCCCGCACCACTCACTCCTACTGTATCAAGGGCATCCATAGACCAAGCAGCCGTAAACGATGCAGGTAATGCAGCCGGTAGGCAGACTACTGTCATTCGTGCCATTGCCGTTACAGGGCAAATAACCAGCGAACAGGAAGCGGAGGAAAGGTTAAGACGAGGGGCGAGGTTAGGGCCGTAATTCACAGGGGCAACCGCCCCTTTTTATGCCCATAACCGAACACTTGCCCCCAATTTATACTTCATGGCATGGATAAAAACCTGCCGATATACAATTTGGTGGTGAGCATGAACGAGAATAGCGATCTGGAAGTAGACGCTATTGCCCTTGTTAAGACCCCTGCCATCGAAAGGAACTGGATGGCTTTTAACGATAAACTCCGGTTCACTTTCAGTGAAGAAAGACAAATCATATCAGGCCCTGCAATGTTGGCCGATGTTCCCATCTATCGCCGTAACGATCAGTTCGGGGAACACTATGTGGTGTTTGACAAAGAACAGATCGGCATTATCGCCAATTCCTTCCTCAAAAAAGGCTACGCTTCCGCCTTTAATTTATTCCACAACCCCGATATGTCAACCGATGGCGTGAGCCTCATTAACTCATTCGTAACAGATGAGCAGATGGGTATCATGCCGATGAAAGGTTATGAAGATGCGAAGGATGGAAGCTGGTTTATTTCTGCGAAAGTGGATGACCCTGCCGTATGGCAAAAGGTAAAATCGGGTGAGGTGATGGGGTTCTCTGTGGAGGGAATGTTCAAGTACAAACAGCCAAACCAAACCGACAAATTGATCGCTGCATTGATGGCACTTTCAGACGCATTACCGGACACTTTTTAGCCATTTATACTTCACTGTATAATTCTCAATTATGACATTAAAAGAACAAATACAGGCATTGGTTAACGTAATCAAGCAATCGTTTGAAGCCGTACCAGCACCTGCCCCCGCTCCTGTTCCACCACCCGCAACTCCTCCTGCTTCACCTGTAACCATGAACAAGTATATGCTTGCTGATGGCACAGAGATCGAGGTGGAAGAATTGGAAGTAGGTAAGCATGTAATGGTTGGTGGAAGTCCAGCCCCCGAAGGGAAGCACACCTTACAGGATGGCACAGTTATCAGCGTTGATGCTGCCGGTTTGATTACCGAAGTGGTTGCCGCTACTGCCCCTGCCGTTCCAACCGGGATGAGTAAGGAAGAAGTAGAAGCTATCGCAACTCAGTCATTCAGTAAGCAATCGCAAGCCTTTGCAGGTAAGGATGAACTGAAAGAATTGAAAGACAAACTGGAAGCATCCGAGAAAAGAAACAAGCAACTGTTTGAACTGGTAGAAAAGATCGCAGAAGCATCTATTCAAACCCCATCCGCAGCAACTCCCGCAGCTTTCAACAAGCAAGGTTTTGACGCATCAACTATTGTATCACAAATTAAAACAATGAAATAATGGCCATCGTAGTATCCTCATTAAGCAATTACACCAAAGACAATCTGGATAAGCTGATTGGCGAATCTCTATTCGGCCAGAAATTCCAGAAACACATTGCCGAGCGTGGCGGTAACATTCAAAAAGGTATCAAGACCGCAGAAAGGATTCACCTGTTGGATTCCGATGTGTATCTCGATTCTGATTCCGGTTGTGGTTTCACCGCATCTGGGGACAGTACCATCACTGCCCGTACCATCACCGTAGGCGCAACCAAAGTACAGAAGTCTTTCTGTCCTAAGACGCTGAGAGCGAAAGTAACCCAACTGTTACTGAAAGCCGGATCACTGGCCGAAAATGCAGACGAATCACTGATTAACCGCCTGTTTGCGGAAAATATTGCGATGAAAGTGGCAGAGATCGTGGAAGTTGGTTTGTTCCAGGGAGATCTGACAAGCGGCAACCCGAACCTGAATAAATGGGATGGACTGTTAACCGTTGCCAGCGTTGCATCAGGTACAGTAGCGGCCAACACCACTACCTACTTCGGTACACCGGCCACATCGTTCACCACATCAAACATCCGTACCGCAGTGATGGCCGTTGTAAAGGCTTTCCCTATCGGCACAAAAGATAAGACAGACCGGACTATCGCAATCGGAACTGATTTGTTCGAAATGTACATTCAGTCATATGTGGATGCTAACCTGTTCCACTTCAAACCCGAAGATATTGAGAACGGTGAAGCAACTATTCCCGGCACTACCATTAAGCTGATTGCTTACGCCGGTATGAACGGCACGAACAAAATCCTCGGTTTCCGTTGGTCAAACATCTTCCTCGGTACTGATTTACAGAACGAAGAAGAGAAATACGAGTTCTGGATCGATGGAAGCGACAATGAAACCGTAAAGATGCGTATGGCATTTAAACTCGGTATTCAGGTTGCCTACCCTGCCGAAGTGGTTCGCTTTGATCTCGCATAAACAAAATTGAAGGGCGGTTAATAGCCGCCCTTTCACTTCATAAAATAATTTCACATGGCTTGTGCTTTAACAACTGGATTTTCGTTACAATGTCGTGATGGAGCGGGCGGTATTAAAAACGTCTACCTTATCGAACTTGATAACGTTGCCAGTTACACCGAATCAAGCGGTACTATTACCGCCATTACAAAGGCATCCGGCAAGGTATTTTTCAAGTATGTTCTGGAGAACGACACTGCCAATTTTGCCGAAGCTATTACTACCAACCGCCAAAACGGTTCTGTGTACTATGCTCAGACCTTGCAGGTTGTTTTAAACAAGCTGCGTGTGGCGGTTCGCAATGAGATTAAATTACTGGCACAGAATCGCCTGGTTGCGGTCGTTGAAACTATGGACGGTTCGGCTTGGTTGCTCGGTAAGGAAAGGGGTATGATGGTTTCCGGTGGCTCAGTAGCATCAGGCACCGCAATGGCAGACCGTAACGGGTACACCATTGACATGGCCGCAGATGAAAAAGAACCTGCGTATGAAGTAAGTACCGGTATCCTCGCTGGGTTACTCACCTAAAATTAATAATTCAGAAAGACGAAAGCCCTGCCATATCGGTGGGGCTTTTGCTTTCAAAACACTTGACCGCTTTTTATACTTCACTGTATGCTGAACTTCACACTTGGGAATACTACGCAAAGGTTGGTGGTTACGCTGAATGAGCGTAAGACACTTACCAACCCGTACTACCTGTTTGTGTTCCAGAATATTCAGACACGGGTAGATTACCCGGTTGTTATTAACAGCACTTCCGACTTATCTGCTTACCCTTCACGGTTCAATGAGTTCCAGATTAACGTAGCAACTGTTTTCGGTACTGTGAACACAGGCGATTACAACTATTCAGTCTACGAGCAAGCCAGTTCAAGTAACACTGATCCTACTGGGTTAAACCTACTGGAGAACGGCAAGATGAAAATGAGAACCACAGAGACGGCAGTAGATGCCTACGAAACAACCACAACCTATAAAGCCTACAAAGGATGAGTGAATACAAAGAACCTTTCATGATGGTGATGAAGTTCGCAGATGCGAAGGTGCCGGAATTTAAGACCGACAGATACAATGATTGGGTGTCCTATGGTAGTAATGGAGATTGGCATAACCGCTACCCCGACTACTTATTGCACCTGTACAATAAATCCGCCAAGCATAATGCAATTATCAATGGCAAGCTGACTTACATCATCGGGAAAGGATTTACTACTGATACACCACAAGCGTCCGATTGGGCAAAGAAAGTAAACGATGCCGGGGAGACTTTGGATCAGGTAATGAAAAAAGCAGCTTTGGATGTAGAGATTTACGGCGGGTGCCGGTTACAGGTCGTTCCGAAAATGGGTGGTGGGTATAATCTTTACCACGCTGATTTTGGAAAGTTCCGTACATCCATCAACGGACAGACTTTTTACTATAAAAACAAATGGGAATCGGGTAGCAGGGAGAAAGCAATCCCTTACCCTGCTTTTACCACTGGCATACAAGAGGCTTCGATAATCGCTTACAACGAATACCGGCCCGGAATGGATATGTACCCTTTACCTGGGTATTTAGGCGCAAATAACTACATCGAAACCGATATAGAGATTAGTAAGTATTACCTGTCTGCTATCCAGAATGGGATGATCCCGTCTAAGCTGATACAGTTCTTCAACGGTACACCACCGGATGAGAAAAAGGCCGACATAGAGCGGAGGATGAATAAGAAGTTTTCCGGGTCTGAAAATTCCGGCAAACCGTGGATCGTGTTTAACGACAAAAAGGAACACGAAATAAAAGTAGACGATTTATCTGCTACTGACTTGGATAAGCATTTTCAGGAAATGGATAAAACCGTTCAACAGAATATTTTCTCTGGCCATCAGATCACAAGTCCGATGCTTTTCGGCATCAAAGAGGCCGGACAGTTGGGCGGTACTGCGGAGATAATGAACGCTTACGACATCTTTAAAAACACCTATGTAAGCAGCAAGCAAAAGAGCCTTGAAGACTTTACAGCTTTTGTATCTGGTTCATTGGGTTACCCTGCTGAATGGAAGATTCAGGAAGTGGATCCGATTGGGTTCCAGTTTGCCGATGCTGAAACTTTAAAAGACATCGTTCCACAGGCATGGTTACTGGAAAAATTGGGCATCGATGCGGAGAAATACCAACCACAACCAACACCCGGACAGACCGGACAAGTTAATCAATCATTAAAGGCGTTATCCGGTAAGGAGAATATTAACCTGATGCGGATTATCCGCCAATACGGACAGGGTAAACTTACCGAACAGCAGGCCCGGACGATGTTAGGTTCAGGTTACGGACTTACCCCGGAAGAAATGAACGCCATGTTAGGAATCGAGGCGCAATTCTCATCTGAGGAAGATGTCTGCATGATGTTTGATAGCGTTGGTACTCCCCGAACCGATTACACCATCATCCACAGTAAGCCATACGATTACAAAGGAACATTACAAGAGTTCGAGGAACAGCTTGCTTTTGCCATGTCGTTTGCTGAAACAGTAGACACGAAAGACAAGAGAATTCTTGAATTAATCCAGAAAGACCCGAAAGTAACAGTGATCGATTTGGCTACAGCCATCGGTGATACAGAACAAGAAGTTACCGACCGGATAAACACTATGCAGGAAAAGGGGTTCATTAACGGAACCGAAGGTAAAAGAACGCTTTCCAAACCACTGAGCGAAATCGCAAAAGTACCGGCTACTTCTGTACAGATCCGTTATACCTACGAAAAGAAGCCCGGTGTTTCAGGTGCCGCAATAATCGCCACTACACGCCCATTCTGCCGCAAATTAATCGAACTGGATAAGATGTACAGCAGGGCGGAGATAGAGCAAATCAGTGGCCGTGTGGGGTATTCTGTTTTTGACCGTTCAGGCGGATTTTGGAATAACAACGGAGATGTAGAAACAAGCTGCCGCCACACTTGGAAGGTCAATTTAGTATATGAAAAACGTAAGCCATGAGCAAGCAAATATTATTGATAGATGTAGAAATACTAAAGGATAGGACACAGATTCACGGCAACGTTGATGATAAGTTGATTGTTCCTGAAATCAAGGTAGCACAGGATATGTACATCGAGCCTGTGTTAGGTACTCCCCTGTTTCAGAAGTTCCTCACCCTTATTGACGATGGAACGATCACAAGCGGGGGTAATGCTGCTTACAAGACCCTACTCGATCAGTACATCATTGATTGTATGATCTGGCGCACAATGATGCTTTTACCCGTCCCCCTTACGATTCAATTCTACAACAAAGGCGCAAAAGTAAAAGACGGAGACAATGATAGCACACCAACTATGACGGAGTTAGCTGATGTATCAAATGAGTTTAGGACAAGGGCGGAGCATTACGAGAACAGATTACGCCGGTACTTGATCCGTGACAACGGTAATCTATATCCTGAGTGGGAGGATGCTGGAGATACTGAGGATGATATTATCCCACGGAGAACAAGCTATTCCATGCCGATTTACTTAGGCGACGAATTTGAACGAGACCCCAATATTACGGTATTGTACGACCCAACAAAATGCAGATAAATGGCGAATAAGATTTCCAAAAAGAACGAACAAAAAGTAAGGTTATACCTACAAAAACATGGCACTGACATTAAACCAGATAATCGACCGAATAGAAACGCTGGCACTAAGCCACAAGCAGGTAGAATCGTTTTACCTGCTAAAAGAAACGGTTGACGCTTACCTGTCTAACGGAGATGTGGTTTACCCTACTCTTTTGTGTGACTTGGTAGACGGTGGTGGTGTTGACAGATTGACAAGGCAAGTATCTATCCCTATGCGGTTGTTTTTTTTAGACGCCGAGAAGCTGGTTGATGACAGCCAGGGAAATACATTGGAGATATGGAGCGACCGGATCAGCGTAGCGCAGGACTTCATTGCCATGCTTTTGAAAGAAACAAACACAGAGCAATACCGTGATTGGCGGATAGATGGCGGTCAACAGCTTGCTTTTTATTCAGAGAAGTTTAGCGATTACGTTGCCGGTGTGAGTGTTGACATTACAATCAGATTACCATACGAAGTAAACAGGTGTCAGGCACCTATCGAATAACATGGCAAACTTAAAAATAAACCAGCTTGGAGCCCGTGTAGGGTTAGCAGATAACGACCTGTTGGCCGTTGGTAATCCTAATGACGGGTATCTGTATAAAGTTACCGTATCGGATCTACTTGCTGTCCTATCCCCTTCTATCGCTTTGAGCATTGAAGAGGTAACGTATGTAGCCGATGGAACGGAAGGGCGCAGTGTTACTATTGCGGCTTTGGATGGTGCTACTATCATGGGAGTATACAGAACTACGAGATACAAAAAGGTTCTATCATCCCCGGCATCCGGTCAGGTAGTATTTACAAGCGTTGGGGGAACATTGGATTTTAGTTCTATCGAACCGCTTGTCGCAGGAGAAACAATAATCATCGATAAAATTTCATTATGAGGTACTTAGTAACAATTCTTTTTTTTGCTTTATGTGGTGTTAGTTACGGCCAAACTATTACCGGCACGAAAACCCGCACCCCTGGCGTATGGTTATCATCAAAAGACACGGCTACCAACAGAACATCAGCCGACAGTATTCAGATCATAGCCAACCGTGCGGATAGTTCTTTACGGTTTTATTGGAGTGTGGGCGCACGGAGTAGGAAGTTTGCTTTTGGTAATGATTTGGCGTTAAAGCTGAATATCAGTGATACGGCGGCAATGCTGGCGAACTATTTACAAAAGTCTGGTACACTCACTAATAGGCGCATCCCATTCGTCAATAGTTTGGGGCAGTTGAAGGATACGGCGGGGTTTACGTTTGCGGGCGGCACTTTGTCAGTTCCTTCTGATATTAACGCAGGTTTTAATACCGTTAATGCAGGTGCTTTTGTTGGTACTATTGGTAATTTTAGTTCCGTAAAGTCTAATAGTTACACTGCATTTGGCAGCAATGCGGCATTAA